ATGTTGTTGTATTTCCTGCGTCGCCACCAGTTACTGTTTTATAATCTCCGGTATTTTGAACGCTTGGACTACTAAGACTAGCGTTATAAGCTGGTGTTGCAAAATCAAAAGCTCTTCTTAAAAAACCTGCCCCTGGAGCTGAGAAGCTATTACCTACTTGTGGAGCAGTGCTTTGGAAAGCTAAGTTCATTCCTTGTGGACCAAATATACCTTGTGCTAACGGATTACTTGCTCCGCTAGAGAATAAATTACTTGCAGCTTGGAAAGGAGCCATTGCACCGTCTTTTAAACCGGTAAAGAACCCTTGCATTCCAGTCATCTTATTTGCGCCAGCATTCATAATACCTTTTACGCCACTACCTAAAGCAGACATACCATACGACAACGCGGCTCCTTTAAGGGCATCTCCCCACGAACCTCCTTGCATCTTTGTCATCATAGCAGAAGCTAACGGTCCACCAATACCCGGTAATATCATGTTGCCCAACATTGGAACAACAATAGGAGCTACTTTTTTTATAACTTTTCGAATAGCTCTAAATATTTTTTTAAAGAAAAACTCTGGTTGCCCTGTTAAAGGGTTAATAGAATTTAAAGAATTTCCTACAACATAACGATTAGGATCTTTAATACCCATTAAACGCATTTGTTGGAATAATTGTTGTTTTAATTCGGGATTTGACTCGAATATTTCGGCTGGAATTACGGTTTCTCCGTGAGCGGCATGAACCATATATTCATCGCCGTACCGTCCTAAAGTTCCTAGTCCACTAGCAAGGGCCTCAATAGAAGGATCTCCTTGGTATTTAGGTGTTTGAGTTTGTGTCTGCATTTATGATACCTCCAAAACACTTGCGGATACATTTATAACGTTTCCGGTCGTACAGTTTACAAGAAGCGTATCACTTTCCTCTAACACAAAAGGACCTGTGAGGGACGAGTTCGCCGAAGCAGCTAAAGCATTTGAATCAATAATAACTGTTACCGACGTAGAAGAGTCCGTTATTTTTCTTAAAACCGTAACACTTCCACTATGACTATTATACACATTTATAACTTTTACAATAGCTGTTGTTGCTATTGGGCACGTATATACTACGGTATCTGCCGTGCCGGCAGGAATTGTTGCTACAATTTTAAACGCTGTTGCCATTTTATTCCATAAACCAAACTACCGCACGGGAATCGTCTTGCCCCTCAATTATTTCAGGCATCTCCTTAGATGTCAACGCCATCTCAATATCTCTTAGTATTCTTTGCCACGTAATAGAGTCATAAGGTTCGGGTGCATCTGCAAAACTACTGTTTAATAAACGTGCCATTACCTACCCTTCATTCTAATTTTTGTTTTTCCTCTAATAGCTTCGCCGTCTACTGGGCAATTCATGCCACCCATATTATAGTTTTTTTTCCATTTCTTGTAGACTTTAGGCTCGTTAATCTTTAAATACGCTTCTTGTTTCTTTGATTTAAAAGGCATTAGCGTCTCCCATCTGGTCGTATGTCTAATCGTAAGTCACCTAATGTCCATGCTACATCGGTTGTCGTACTTTGTATACGAATAACGGCTTGACGAGAACGCGCTCTTAAAAAGTTCTGATCCGTGGTCGGTGTTACAGCATTAGTAGAGTTTGTACTTAAAGAACTTCCCGGGAAGTTACGCGTCTTTACAACATAATCAATTGATGCGTTAGTTCCTGTTAAGTCTACATCCGGAATAAGTCTATTAATAAACATAAACTCATTACCATCGCCTAAGTCAAAATCCGCAGACTGAATAAAAGAATTCATTGCGTCGCCATCCGCATCGGTTCCTGTTTCTTGTATATAGATATACTCATTACCATTTGCTGTGCCTGCGGCTCTTGGATTATCATGAATACTGTAATCTACCCAAGCCGTACGAACCATGGTTCCTATGTCCCAGGTTCCTTCTGTATAATTGTATTTAGCGTAACGATCTATTTCTGTAGCACCAGAAGACACATAAAACCAAAAGACTTCATCAAACATACGGTTAGATGCTGCAAAGAACTTAAAGCTTTGGCTAAGGTTAATGTCGTCAAATACATATCGTAATACTGTGCACGGAATAATCTCTATGCGACCTGTGTAAGCGTAAAAGTTTTCTCTATCCATCCAAAACACACGATCGCCAACAGTTGTTACAGCGTTTGGACCCACAATAGAAACATTACTCGCTAGTAATGTAAAACCAAAGGTTAATGGTGGTCCTACAAAACGCATGGCATGTAAGTTAGCGTCTGTCCAAATTAAAATCTCTTGCCTAGTTTTTTGAGCAGCAATAATTTCAGAACCGGAAGATATACGTTGCGCACCAGAAGTGTTTGTAACCGTAGGTGTCCAATCAAAAGGTGCTTCTTGCGAAGACCAACGAACCTGTAATAAATCTTGTTGTGTTTCGCCTTGAGCATTACAAGCAAAAGATATAATATGCCTGTCCGCACCAGATACCATAATTCGTCTAGCTATAGTAGGACAATCAGACGCTCCTGCTTGATCGGCTAAAGACGTAGCTCTTGCAGTCAAACCTAATGTTTTATCCCAATAATACGGCGTACCATCGTATACGTTAAATACTAAATCTTCTCCCCAATTGTCTTGAGACCATAATCTAATATTTTGCCCTGTTGAAGCCGTAGTTGTAGCAGGATCTCCCCATCCTACAAAATCGTTAGATTCTCGTACAACCTGCCCACTTGTATGGGAAACCGCTGTGGTACTTCTTGCTCCACGTACAACTCCAGCATCTAAATTGTTTCCTGTCTTTCCTGTATACAGAATTAATTCGTCTTCTATATTAATTAGTCCTACAAAAGTAACCGTATCGCCACTACCGTGACCAGCAACCGTAGATCCATCAGAGTTTCGGGTTAAATCTCCTAAAGTGTTTCCACTTTTTGTCCCATAACGAATATACTCTGAATTAATTTTAATAGAACCTTTAGACGGTAGAGCCGATCCATTGCTTACAGGAATAGAAGAACTATATACCGTAATAGCAGCACTTAATGTTGTTGAAGCTTCTTCAAAAAATACAGCACTTGTTAACGGAATAGACGTAACGGAATTAGAAATACCTAATGATAAAGTAGTGGCAGAGTAACTAGAAGTTATTCCTCCCCAGAAACCAGCTCCAAAACCTGTACCAGACACCACAGTGTTTAATCCTGTGTTTATCTGATATTCAGCAGAAATAGATGCTCCGCCACCCGCTACAGAACCACTTGTAGCTACACCGCCAGTGTTCACTTTGTAGCTATTAGAGTCTATAACCTGTGTTATTTGTAGTTCTCTGTTTATGGCAGATGCAAGTAAACCATCAAAACCTACAGATCCGCTGTATATTACAAAATCATTAAGAACGGCTCCATGTGCTATATCTGTAACAGTAATTATGCCATTACCCGCTGTACTTAAAAAAGGATTGTTGCCTAAACTAACCGTTTTACGAACAGGAGTAATATCGTTATAACCACCGCCTTGTTCTATATAAAATTTAAATTCTGTACCCAGACCCATAAATTGAGAATTATCTAATGCTGCCCACACATGCAAAGAACGTCCTGTTCCTTGAAAAGATGTACTACTTAATCGTGACCAACCGCCCATCTTTTCTGGGCGACCTTTACGAAAACGAATAAGATCGGATTCATACCAACCATTTTCACTACCGTAAGAAGTTGTTTCACGATTTACGCCAGGTTTAAATACTATACGCGCTAAAGGCACTGTTATCCTCCTATATTAGATTTTCTAGGACGACCTTTTTTACGTTTAGGAATCGCCACAGGGCCACATTTACATCGTGCTCCAAATATTTTTTCAAATATCTTTACATACCATATAGCCATATACTATCTCCTATAAGATTTTACACTTGCGTCAGAAGTCCATGATTGTGTTTTAGCTATTACATTAACAGTTCTATCTTCATTATATGTTGTTGTATGAAGAGCTATAAAAGCATCCATATCTGATGCTGCATCTAAAGCTGTACAAATATTGCCATGATCTGTTCTAATTGCCGCCATATATGTTGTAACAGCACTTGGTATTGCGGTGTTTGCTGTAACTTTACGTTGGATTAACCAATCAAAACCTTGTAAATACCCATTAGCAGAAGCAGTTGCTTTGTTTTTAGCATTAGATTTTAAACCTAATGTAACAATTTGAACACCATCATCATCTAGAAGAGGGTCGCCATCTTCATCTACTGCATTAGTATTTTCTAACTTATGATCAGCAGCTTTAACACCTATAGTTTGCACAACACTTGCTTTATCACT